GCGTTTGGGTGTTTTTGCGGGTGCCCGTTTATCACGACTCTATCGTGATCTATTACGCCTTTCTTCCAGGCATCCCACCAGTCTTTAGCTATGTTCTTGCTCATGAATGCCCGTGGCTGTGTGAGTGGGACGAGCTCGCCGGTGATTTCGTCGACTCGTACGTATTTTTGTTTGGATTTGAGTTTTTTGGTTACATAGCTTGCGGTGTACCTGGCTGTTTCGAAGTTCAGCTTTCCGACGATGACTTGTCCCAGCCCCCAACATTCATTAAGCGTTGGATTGGTCCATAGCTTGTTGGGTACTTCTCTTGTTGTGATGCCGCCTTTTGTGAAGTCATGCCCGAAGAGGCATGCGTGGTAGTGCGGTCTATTTGTTCGGTCGCCGTATTCGCCTACGGCGTAATACTTCAGCGATCCGATTTCCTTCCGCAAGCGTTTCCAGAATTTCACGAGGTCCCGGTAATCCAGGGAGCCGTGTTTCGGAATGTTTTCGTCGCTGTAGGTCAGCGTGATGAAGCTGTTGTCTTCCCATAGTTGCGCCTCGTGCGCTATTCGCACGGCCCACTGCCGTGCTGTTTCGTTCCTGCATAGGATGCAGGTTCCACAGGGCACGTCCAGTGCCTGGTATGTTGTTGCGCGCTGATTTGGATTCGGCGCGTTGAATTGGAGCGGCCCTCCGGCCGCTGGTTTGTAGGCGCGTATGGGCGCCTGGCATGGCATCGGCTTAGAGCCTGATGCCGCCACGCATGACAAATGCGGGGCTGTTGATGGCCTTGTGCCTGTTTCTGGTTTTGTTGAATTTGCGGGCGTGTCGCTTGCCGCTCATATGTCTCCTGCGCATAGGTGTTACCTCCTGTTATGCGTTTTCTGTAATTGTTGACTTCCGGGGCGGATTATGCCCCGAAAGTCAGTTTGGACCATCTCCTTCTTGGTTAAGATGGTCCTGCTGACACCAGTTGTTGGTGTCAGCTTTTGTCTAGGCAGTCTTCAGGACCTCCTCCAGGTCTTTTTGCAATCGCGTTTCGCGATATAAGGCTGCCTGATGCCTAGTTCGGTGGAGGCGCTGGGTAGGTATCGGCATCGCCTGAAGTGCGCTCAGGCGCTCTCTGCTACGGTTTAATCGCTGCTCTAGCCGTTGCCTGTCGGTCAGTGACCGGCCGGATGAGGGCGTTGCAGTCGGCGACCAGGTATTTGTCGGCGACGATTTCCCCGTCTTCGGTGACTTGGCCCAGGTGCCAGATTTCGAAGTGGTGGGGCGCTTTGGCGATGGCATTGTTTTCCTCCAGATTGTTGACTGCGACAGCTATTGATTGCATCACTTCTTTGTCACTTGGCGCCGCGAACGGCGTCATGTAGTAGCTGATGAGTTTGTCGCGTAATGCGTATATTTTCATGCTTTTGGTTCTTCCTGTTTCGGTGGGTCGATTAGTTTTTTCATCTCTTCCACCGGTAAGCTTAGCAGCTGTTCTACCGGGAGGGCACGAAGTGCCTGCGGTAGGTTGTTTCTGTTCTCGTTCAGGGTTCTTGCGGTTTCGATGAAGTCCCGCAAGTTGTTCGGTAGTTCGGTGAAGTCCCCGTACAGGGGTTCCCCTGCCGCTCCTGGCGCTTCTCCGTGTTTCATGAAGTTGCGTACGATGACGTTGATGTCTGTTTCTGCCGCTTGGCTTTGGTCTGTTGCCGTCGGCAGGTGGTTTTCCGTCCTGGCACGCAGGCGGTTTTTGTAGTAGCTCACTTTCTGGCGCTCCTCATGATTGTGAATATGTCTTTGATGAGGTTGATTCCCCATCCTGCGGCTTTGCCTTTTTCCTGTAGGTGTTCCCACAGGGCCGCTTCTGCTTCTGCGGCTGGTTTTTGGAGTTCGGCGAGCTCCTTGTTTGTTTTGGCGCTTGCGGTCTGCGCTTTGATTAGTTCCGTTGCCGCCAGGAACTGCGGTAGCAGTTCTTCTATGGTTCTGTTGATTTGGTCTCTCTGTGTGTCCGTGAGGTCTCGTTGCGCCGCCAGGCGCACGGTGTCTTCGCGAATTCTCGCGATTTCTGCCTGTTGTCTTTCTTCCGCTGCTGCGCTTGTTGCGGTTGCTCCTGGCGTTTGCGCTTCCACGTATTTTGTGTCAGCTTTTGTCTTGTCTGTGTTTGCCTGTGTGTTTTGCATTTGGAGGGCCAGCAGTGCGTTACTTCCTGCGGACGATATTGATCGTGCTAGCGCTTCTTTTGGTTGGACTGTTGCTGCTGATACATTCGGCGTTGATGCTCCTCCTTGGCTGAAGGCCAGCATTGGATTCAGTCCTGCGTCTTTCATGTCCTGGACTCCTCGTTGCCAGGACGTGTTGCTCATTTTCTCTTCCCATGCTCGGTTTTCTCGTTGGAGCATGATGTTTGTTTTGTTGGCTTTGGACTGTGCCGAATTGCCCAGGAGCCCCCCGATGAGGGAGCTCCCGAGGCTTCCGGCCAATCCCGCCAGGAGCGGGAATGGCATGTTGTTTCTCCTTAGAAGTGGTCGATGAGTCCGGGTACGGAGTACGTGGGCATCAGTCGTGCCACGTTGCTGTCATGGAGGACGTCCATGATGATTTGTGCGCTCCACTGCTCGCTTGTTGCGGTGTCCACGGCCAGTGCCCGTGCCAGTACCTCTTGTGTTTTGTCAGTGATGAACGCTTTGTTCAGTGCCGGTTCTGCGCTGAACTCCTCGGATAGGTGCCACCAGTCCAGTGGTTGTGCGAACGTGGAACGCAGTACTCCGGTAATTTCATTTGGCGTGTACCTATATTCGGCCCAGTGTTCCTGGTATCCCCAGGTGGCGTTGCTGGGCACGTTGCTGGCCGGTTGGTAGATTTCCTGTGTTGCCACTGCCTGTTCTCCAAGCATTGCAAATGCTGGGAAGTAGAAGTCATAACGTGTTTCACGGCTCCACATACGAGCCAAACCTTGTTGGTAAGTAAGGTCAGCACGAATTGATACCAATCCGATAATTACACCGTGCTCAACAAATGATTGAGTAAACCCATGATTGTGAGCAAGGGCAGTACCCATAGAAGCAAGTGTACCGAGAGGTGTATTAGTCCCTGACGCAGCCGATGCGCTGGTTTGAGCAATGGGATTGATGTTGATCGGTGTAGAACCTCCTCCGAGGTATTCAGGCCTTTGTAGACGGGCATCTGGTGAGATGACACCAAAGTGTGATCTGATAATTTCGGTGTATCGTGTTCCGCCACGAGCATCCCTTTCGAGTAATTTTTGAATTTGAAAAGATTGGCGCAGCTGATTAATAGTTGCTGCAGTAGCCTCTGATAAATCGGCATATAGTGCATTTGTGGATCCAATAGTCGTAGAACCCATTGCTAAGAATCCACTTCCATTAATTTGTAAATCTTTATAAACACCGTTTCCGTTTAGTACGGGTACAGTTTGATCGCTTGTTGTTGAAGCAGAACGAATAGGAGCTTGACTTCCTAATGGTAATGTAACGGCATCGCCTTTTTGTGGCCATGGTAGTGCAGATGTGAAGTAATCTTTACGTTTGCCACGACGAAGTAATTCGTAATTTGCGGCTGCTGTTGTATCTGTAACATCGCCTTTATATACAAGAACAGAGTCTTGTAAGTTTTCATCTCGAAACCATTCGTTCCAGATAAGGTTATAAGCACGAGTCCAAAAGGATCCGTGAGTAATAGTTTTTGTATTATCAACTTGTCCGACAGTTGGCAAGCCCATATAGTCTTGCAGTGATCCAATGGCATATCCGCCAGTTGGTGAAGTTTGTTGTGGTACTACATAATCGATTGAATCGTCTGGATTATCTTGTTGTCCCATGAATCTTTGCCAGTTATCCCAGACTAAACGATTTGGTACAAAGAAGAAGAAAGAGTCCATAACCATGTTATCCATAATTGGAAACAATGGAGTAGATAGACGGGCAAATGCCGTCATTTTTAAATTGAATGTGTCTCCGGGTAATACCTCGTCGACGTATACGGGAACTAGGTAACCAGCGTCGAACGTGGTTTTATGTGCCGACTGACAGTCGAATTTGGAGCGGGGAATGTCCGCCTTTGGAATCATAGTGAACTGATGTACGTTTACTGATTTATTGCGGTGCATTTTTGCTCCTAAGTTATTGCGTGAGAAAGGTTACCCTTTCTCTACGCTTGGTTTTTACTTGGTAATTTTTACCTGTTTCCCTAAGGATAGTAGTTTTGGTAGTTCATGTAAAGTGAACAGACCAGTATTGTCATCAAAGCTGCCGAATTCATATAAATCGAAATCGTCGCTATGATGGTAGAGCTGATTAT